CTTCGAAGGCAGTCTTTTCACCCGGAGTACGGAAGCCCATGGCTTGCTTCGGGGCACCAGCCATCTCCTCCATCTTGTTCTCAAGTATCTGGATTTGGAGGTCTGCCTGAAGGGCCGTAGGGTCGGGTGCAAGGTATCCTACATCACCCTCTTCACCCATGTAGATACGAGCACCTGGCTCAAACTCAAAGTCCTCTACGTCCCCCTTAATCTTGAGTACGGGATATGCAATCTGATCGAAGACATCTGCCTTGAGGTTTTCAAGGTGGTCGATCCGGTACTGCATACCTACGAGATTATCCAGTGGTCCCATAGAGTAAAGGTTATCCGGTCGGTCCCTCCACCCTGCATGGTACACAGGTGAGCCTGCAAGCCAGCTAGGATTCTGAGCATTGTCCAGAACGTATGCCCTGTCTACAATGGTAATGATCCGATTGGTATGAAGCTTACCGGCTTCCTTGTCGTAGACATCACCGTAGAACGTCAGGATTTCTACATAGTCTGATTCGTAGTAGTGACGGATGTTGCTGAAGCCATCTGCTACAAACCCATCGTCTTTGTACCGTTCATCCCCACTATTCAAAACTGTGGTACGGGCAGAAAGACTACGTTCAAGAACCTTCTTGTAGAAATTATTTGTTGGGTTCTCATCAATCAGTCTTTTGAGTTCACCGAGGGTTTTAAGACTACGGACAATCTTTGGTGTTGATTTGAAGTTAGCAGCAGTTGGGTTAAATACAATGTCGAAAGGAGAGATACGAACAAGCTTCGGACCAACATAATCAATAGTAACCTCACCATCTTCTTTTGTCAAGTACTTTTGTTCCCAAGAAACCGTAGCAAAGCAGTTTCCATATTGAATCCAATCGTACAGAAGGTCAGAAGCAGTATTAATGAAACTGGACTGACGGAGTTTGGTGTCCATGTATGCTTGGATAGTCTGCCGTTTATCTTTAATCAACGGGTCTTCCGAGTGAGCCTCAAACTTCATCCACTGTTGACGGGGGAACAGGGTAGCAAAGTAATTAGCATGGAGGTTATCCATGATCTGAGTCAGCTTTGGGGTGGTCGTAGAGTTAGACCAGGGAAGCATGGCATTAGAAGTGGTCCGAGTGTCCGTAGCATACAGGTAGTTACGGAGTTCTTTCTTTTGCTCCATCCACTTCAGGCGATAAGTATTCCACTGGAACCACCGATTGCCTATCTCTACCGCCAGAGTATCCGGGTTGAGAATAGTTGCAATATTGATTTCTTTCATTACCCAGTACCTCTGAATCTATTATTAGCCCAGACTATGTTTGTTCTTCTTGCCCTGTTATATGTCTTAGCTGGTTTTACCGCCATGTCTACTACGGCAGCAAGGGCATCCTTTACGTCATCGTGAGGTGAATTACGGCTGGAAAGTTCTTCTTCCAGTGTCTGGATATTACCACCTCGGTAATGCCAGATAGAAAGGTTGTCGTATCTGGGTTCAAGAATAGCTGCAATACGTTCTTCTTTAGTCCCGTTATTAGGTCTAAACTCATCAACACTGAGAGCTAGTCCATGCTCCTTGATAAGTTCTTTCAACTGACGGACAATAGCTTTCTGTGCTACGGTAACTTCTGCTCTGATTTTACGGAAGCTCCACTTGTTTACTAGGTGAAGTATGTGTTCAAAGTAATCAGAAATACGGTCAGTTCTAAATCTGTCGATGTCAAGTATATAGATATTCCCAGAATTGTCAATACCTATTACGACGATAGCTGTATAGTCTGCCTTCTTTGACAGGCTAAATGCGAAGTCAACGGCAGCAAAGACATTCAAACGACTGTCTTGGTAGTACCAGTAGCCTTCATCCTGCTTCAGGTGTTTACGTTCATAGTACTGAAACTTGTCAGAGCCGACCGGTACATTGTCTGGATCAGAAGGATCGTTGTAGTACTGTGCTCGGAACTGGCCCTTGTCAAGGTACTGACCCCTTTTCTTGGCCAGAATCTTCATATCAAAGCCAAACCACTTTCCGTCTTTTCTTTGCTGTCGAGGCCAGAGAAATTCTCCGGTGCCATCCCCATAGCTTTCTACCGGTCGTTCAAAAACCTCGTAGATATTGTCTTCACTGACCTTCTCTCCGTCATCATCATAGATGTCTTCGGACATTTGAAGAAGACTGTTGTAAAGGTCTAACGGGTGGTACCTTGTACCAACCACCCACTCCTTTGCTTCTGCCCCTTCGATAGAGGACAGAAGGGAGTATTGGCTACTCACCTTCTGTCGGCCCTCACCTGTGTATGCGTTCTCGTAAACGACAACATCGTCCAGAACTGCAATATCACAGTGAAGGCCAGTCAGTGAAGTCGTCAACCCGCCAGTAAAGATAGAAGGGTCTCGAACATTCTCTTCTTTTCGTTTAGGGTGATCCAACATAATCTCTGATGTTGTCCACCTGGCCCGTTTTCCCTCCTCGGCATTGACATGCTCTGGCCAGTACCTTTGGTACACCCGAGAAGTCAGGATACCTTTAATAAAGCCTAGCTGTTTCTCTGCGAGATTTGCTGTAGCAGAAATATACAACACACGAAGAGTAGGGTCTTTGGTTAGTTCCCAAGCAACTCTATAGGCAATAAGACGAGACTTGCCGTGGTCTCGGGGATAAAGTAGTAGTTGATGAGATTTTGCACCTTGGCGAGTCCACCAATTACATACGTCCTCATGGCATTGTCCTAGCACTTGTTCAGGTGCAACAAGCTTGATAAAGGTTACAAGGTCTGCTTCTGCTGCATCCCTGATCTGTTCAACAGGGTTTGACATTAAGCTTCTTCGTTATCAATCCGTTTACACTCGGCTTCCATCCAGTAAAGTTTTGCACCTTGCATTTGGTCTATACCTTTTAAAAGGTAATAAAGATTGTTAGAGAGTTGGGCAACACACTCCTCCTCAGTTCGATAAAGCTCATTGGACAATTTAGAAATGCACTTCAGTTCTTCATTTAACGTAATGCAAGCAGAGACAACAAAGAGAAAGGTCATTCCATCACCTCCAGTTTTTGTTCATAGACAGACGTTCTAAACCCCTAACCATCAACCACCAACTCCTAAAAGCCTAGCAAGTTGGTCTCGAAGAATAAAAGCAGCAGCAATAAGACCTGACAAAAGAATAATCGTCTGTCTCCACGTCTTTAACACAAGTCGTTGGGCGGCTCTGTAGTTAGCTTCTTCAGCAAGTTGGTCCGCAACTGGGATCAACTTCTTCAGAGCCTCTACCTCTTCATCAGTCAGTTGCGACATTCACACTGCTCCAAAGATCGTAATCTTCTTTAAAAAGGTGGTTGACAAAGACCCTGTCTTCTTTTGTTGGAACATCTTTTCTTCTTAAAGAGATGTTGTCTCTTTTATTCTCTACGACTAGTCCTAAACGACTATTTAAAAATTTTAGAAATCCTTGGCTGTCTTCGTACCTAAAAAGATGTGTTACTCTTTTGGAACCACAAAGTAGATACTGGTGCTGGAAGATCGGTAGCTCTGGGAATAGTGGGCCATTTTCAATCCATTTTTTGGCGTAATTTGTATAAGAGATTCCAGTAGAACTTGCTTTCGAATCTAATTTTACAAAGTAGTTGTTGTAGTTCCACCAGCTTTCCATCCAACTTGCCGGTTCTCTAATTTTTGATACAGTTTCTACGTCACCAAATTTTTTGTAGAGCTTCTCAAAAGTAATGTGTGTATCAAGAACAGTCTTACTAAAACCTTGTAGATTTTTTGCGAGGGCTGTCGTACCAGTTTTAGGAACCAGTACCACAAACAAATTATCCATAAAAAGAGCCACTATTGCCCTAGTACAGGCCAAACTACATTTCGAGGAAAGCCCTCTTGCTGTGGCACATCAAGAAGTTGCTGCCGGTATTTTCGGAAGTTTTCCTGGGCTTGTACAGAAAGGGATTCCCAACGTAGTGGGTTAGAAACAACCGTATCAACAACTTCTTTGAGGAGGTCGTTCCGTTGACGACGAACATTATCTGGTGAGAAGTTAATGTTATTTAGTTCATCAATTTCTTCTTGGGTCATGTCCATAAGAACATTGTCTACATATTTTTTCATTACCTTGCCTCACACACAATAATTGCTCGTTCGTTAGCATTAGAACCTTCAAAGGAAGCGTCTATCTTTATTTCGTCATAGGTGGTACCTGCGTAGGTTGAATAACCAAATAAGACGTTAGAGGATTGGATGGAACTAGTATTAGATGAAGACCTGTCAAAAGTACTAACAGTAAAATTTGCTGCCGACCCGCTACATATAACCGTTTCAGTATCAAATGAATAGCTGTTCAAGACGTTTTGAATTGTTGCTTCAAAGGCAATAACAGGTCTGGCCGGTGAACCTTTACCACCACCAGTCGTGGAAGTTGGAGTCGCCCCAACCTGTCTCCAAGTTCCACCAGTATCCCTAATGTAAATTTTTCCGGAACTGGCAGCATATGTTTTAAAAACACCCCAAAGACGCCACTCATCGTAAGAACTGAGGCCAGTAAATGAAATTGAACTAACATCTGAAATTGGTTCCGTTACCCCGATAAGTGTCCAAGCAGCCTGCCCAGAAGATGCTGGAGCAGCCCACGACGGTAGGCCGGAAGCAACTGTCAGTACATCATTTGTCGATCCGATTGGAAGCCTTGAAAGAAGACCAGCATTACGGTAGTAAATGTCACCAGTGGCGTCGGAAGTGACGTTAATAACAGGCGAGGTGAGTGTCTTGTTGGTCAGTGTCTGTGTCGCAGTATTGGTTGTAACCTCTACACCCTCGACCATAATGACACCAGGACCGGATCGTCTAATCGTTGTATCTGAGGCATGACCTAGCTGAATCTTTGAAAACTGAGGACTGTCAGTTGTGGCTACCCCTTGGTTGATAGCCTTGACAGCAGTGATGTCCGTCAACTCGGAGTCCATCAAGGCCCCAGCAGTCTGTACGTCAGTGCTAGTGATGTCCCCCCTGACCTTGGTTGAAATCTGTGCTCCTGTTACTTTCTTTGAAGTACCAGCCTCATTGATTTCAAACTCATTGGCATCAGCTACTGATGCTGCTGCTGTAAGGTCTGAGATTTTTACGTTAGCCATTTAGTAGACCCTTTTCCAACTTCCACTTATATTTTTATACACTGCCAAAGGTTGCTTCCAAGAACCATTGTACTTTACATAAATGGTCGAGGCTTTCCATGTTCCTGCTACGTTTACCCAAGCCAACCTCGGGTGTTGTATCCGTACCCCATCAAACTGTACGGAGCCTTCTGCAATATTGTATTTGTAGGTTACAATACGGGTATCAGCACCGTCTTCTGTAACTCTTGTATCACCAGCCTCTGTAAGCCTTATGACAGCATCGTCAACTATAGGCTCGAAGACCCCACTTAGTATTCTTGTGGCCGTCGCTGCTTGGGTGCCTGCACCGGATAGACTAGAGACACCCGGCCTTATATTGTCCCCAGAAGCTGTCTCTGTGCCGGTACCTGTAAGGGCTGTTACAGCAGGTCTTGTTCTATCCCCACCAGCTGTCTCTGTGCCGGTACCTGTAAGGGCTGTTACAGCAGGTCTTGTCCTATCCCCAGAAGCTGTTTGAGTGCCTGTATTGGTTAGGGCTGTTACGGCAGGTCTGGTCCTATCCCCAGAAGCTGTTTGAGTGCCTGTATTGGTTAGTGCAAAACTTGCCGGTGCAATATTGTAGCCTATGGCTGCTAGTGTTCCGGCACCGGATAGAGCAACAACACCAAACCTTGTTGCCTCCCCGACAGACATCTTACTACCTGTTGCCGAAAGAGCAGCATTTCCGATAGCAGAAGAAACGGCTACAGAAGAAAGAGTACCTGCACCAGACAGAGCAGCATTACCGAGAACAAAAAAAACGGCTACAGAAGCAAGAGTACCTGCACCAGACAGTGCAAAACTTGCCGGTACAATACTGTAGCCTATGGCTGCTAGTGTTCCGACACCGGATAGAGCAACAGCACCAAACCTTGTTGCCTCCCCGACAGACATCTTACTGCCTGCACCAGACAGAGCAGCATTACCGAAAAGGATATTTTCAGTAACCCTTGAGTCTGACGACTCGGTGATCCTGAAATCACCGGTTTCTGTTATCCGGTAGCCGTCAGCCATCAAAGACCTCTAACTTAAGCTAGGGTGAGGTCGATATTCCCGGCATCGAACTGAAGGGTGTCCCCGTCTTCGATAAGCTTCGAAGCCGTCATAGCACCGTGCCACAGCAAATTGCCAGCAGAGACAGCATCAAAGATACCAACATGGGTTACGGTCCCATAGTTGGCACCAGAAGCCGTGAACGAAACAGCACCAGAGTTAGAGGCAGTGTCCCCAGTTACAGTAAAAGAAACCGACTGACGGGCATAGCCACCGGTCGATACCTCTGTACCACCACCCGAATCAGAGGGTGCAGCAGTATAGAGGGCAACATACCAAGCAGTTGGTCGAGTGGCAGAGCCTGCCGTCATTAACCAGTCAAGTAGCAGATTTTCTGAATAATCCGAAAGAGCAGCCATTTATTCCTCCTTTAGGCCGAAACTTTAAACCAGATGTCTTGGTCAGAGCCACCTAAGGGAGAGCTAGTACTGACCGTTACTTTATTGACGATACTAAAAATATCAGTACCATCCACATACAGACTAGCAGCATTCAGGATATTGTTGGAGTTCATATCCAAGTCTGCCGTCATTGTATTCGGAGTTTCACCGTCCCTTGAGACAAAGTTATCGAAGGCGTCTCGTAGAGCAGTAAAGTTGTTATTAAGGGTAGTGGTGGAACCAAACCCAGATGAGATTGTTGTGATGGTAGGTTTCTTAGCCATACTTATCAATTACTCTTAGTATGAACGACGGGGTTTAGTTACTTTCTTACCTGGGTGAACTCCTTTACCCTGCTCAAGAACATTCCTCATTTTCTTAGAACTGCCACGGGCTTTCGGTCTTTCACTGGTCTTAGGAGCAGACGAAGCAACCATACCATTATCCATAAGAACCCCAGTAAAGTACTCTGCTTCTTTTTTGTTGAAGCTAACACCGGGGCTGATACCAACTTTATGCTCAATACCCTGAGAAGATATCTTTCCTTGGTTAGCTTCCCTACGGGTAATCGCTCCA